GACCCTGCAAGTTCGTGGTCTGAGCGTGACCATTATGGTGTGGTTATTTTAAACATATCGAAATGTGAGCAGGCAGCAGAATACCTTGGGCATATGTCAGCATATCAAATGGCAGGTAAACTAGCGGAATGGGGTAGAGCATACAATGATGCAATGATTTATGTTGAGGCCAATGGTGTTGGTGAATCAGTTTTATCTCATTTAGTAGACAACCCAAACATACAGTACCGACGAGTTTTTCATCGTAGCCCAAATAGACATGGTAGAAGTAGAAGAAAAATACCGGGTTGGTGGAGTAGTGTCAAAACAAAAAGAGAAGCAGAAGGATACTTGCAGCAGCTTATTGAAGATGAATCTGTTACTATACATAGTAGTCGTAGTCTACGACAGTTGTTAAACTACAGAGGTCAATGGGCGCAAAGAAGTAGAGATGCCAGTGGTGGTCACTACGATTTGGCTACGGCGTGGGCAGGAGCTTCTTGGGCTTACATGAATCATCGTGGTTCAAGCTGGCGACAAAAAAGGAAAAATCCACAAATAGTAGCAGCAGAGGCTTTTCGTAGGTTACAATCTAGAATAGATGGTATCGGTAAACAAAAAGATAATACTCGGTGGGGGAATCATCTATGAAACCTGAGAAAGCGAAGCTTCATAAAAAAGCCAAAAAGATAATGGCTCATATCTCTCATACAGAGGAACATTACAGAAAAAATATTGCTGCTGAAGATGCACGAAACCTAGCTTATTGGAGAGGCAAGTTTTGGGAAGGAGATGGTAATAGTGCGTTTCCTGAACTGAGTAATTACAATGCAGAACAAAATGAAGTATTCCCTATTCTCGATACTATAATCTCAGCTCTTGCACTTGACCTGCCCCAATGTGAATGCTTAGACGCCAGACAAAGATCACACGAAATTCCACAGAGATCAGAAGACCCAACTCTATCAGGAAGAAGAATTGCAGCTGTATTAAACTGGATGGCAGAAGAAGATGATATGGACGAAATGGCAAGGGAAGCCGTTCTTCATGCTTTGTTGTTTTCTTCCGGTGCTATACGTAAAATCACATGGAGTACAGAACAAGGCAGAGTTATATGGCGATTAAAGATGCCGTGGGAAGTACAGTTTGACCCGGTTGCTAGAAGAGTTAGTGATATATCATGGGCATCAGAAAGATTTATTCTGCATGAAAGTACAGTGCGCCAACGCATTGAAAATGGCTACTACACTTTATCTGAGAATCGAGTCATAAAACCTGACACTTATCCTCGTACTTTGATTGAAGACTATCAGTCTCAAGACATGCAAAAGGATGCACGGAAAGAAGGCTTGAAGGAATACATTGCTCTTCACGAGTATTGGGATTTTCGCGAGAATAAACTGTATCACGTACATATGGGTACAAAGCAAATTGTTATGGTTGCTGATGCTCCGTATGGTAACCCGTATGACCAGTTGTGTTTTCATCCCGGTGTTGGACAAATACGAGGCATACCTGACGCAAGTTTAATAGCTCCACTTCAACAAGACATTAATGAGCTGGTTTCAGCTAGGAAAGAAATAGTAAGAAGGCTACCTAGACGTATGTTTTACGATAAGGCGATGTTTCCATCAGAAGAAGATGCGAGTAGGTTTATGAACTCAGCAACTTGGGAGCCAGTACCGGTAGAGACTGATGGGCAAAACCTTGTAGGCGATATGATTTTTGTAACTCCTGAAATGCCTACAACTTTTGATTTTAACAATCATCTAAGTCAAGCAGGATCTCATATAAAAAACATTGCAGGTATGGCAGACTTTCAGCGTGGGGAAGTGAAGAACATACGGACAGCTGCTGAAGCTAATATGATTCAAATGAGTATACAAGGTCGTATGCAAGTGCGAACTCGTTTGTTGATTAAGTTTATTAAACGTGGGTTTGATAAAGCTTCAAACATTATGCGATGGGCAATAGCCAACGAAGAGGCATCTGGTTTGCGGATGGAAGAGCTTACCACTGTAACACAAATTGATGTTATGGCAGATGTTTTACGACGAGACTTTGTTGAGCATATGCCTAAGTTTCGAGTGCTACCATTTAGTCCTTTAATGGAAGACCGGGTAGTACGTCGCGAACAGTTGGTTCAATTGTTAGCTTCCTTAGCTTCTACTCCAAGTACTGATGAAGTAAACTGGAGAGAAATTACAAAAGAGCTTGCTGAAATGTTTAATATACGACCCAGTATTATTAAAGAAGAACAAGAACAAGAACAAGAACAAGTGCCTCCTGTTGCGATGGGTGGCGGTATACCATTCCCAGGAGTATAAAATGCCAGGTTACGATTACGGAAATTCACACAACTCACACGGTAACCCTCATAAAAAAACCAAAAAAGAAAGTTTAAGTATTATTCTTTTAGATGCGCCTGATCGAATGAAGGGTGATGAAAACTTTGACATGTCTGAAGAAGATTACGCAATGAGTATGATGGATGATGATCAAAAGAAAGATATGGATTCACCAGCTCTGCCTGTAGATGAAATTATGGATAAGTTATCTGACATGGGGTTAGATGATGATCAAATGTCTGTAATTGCAAAGCATTTAAAAATGGCTGATAAGGAAATGTAATGCCCTGTTATTATTACAAATGCACAACTTGTGAGTTTATCGATGAATACATTGTTGATGTCGAAGAGCGAGAACAAGTACAAATCTGTGATAAATGTGGTGGTTTGGCTAACCATTATCCTTATTTTAGGTTTCGTCACATTGGGCCAGTGTTTGCAGATGCTATGGAACTTGAAGAGCAACTTTTGTCGCGAAAACAAAGAGCGCAAGGATTAAGGATTCGAGATCATAGAGATTTAAAAAAGTGGGAACGAGACAACAAGCTAGTGCGTTGTACTGATAAAGAAGTTGAACGTGGCGAAGAACACTCTTTAGATCTTTCAGCCATGCAACAACGATGTATTAAAGAGGGTGGTCGGCAACACTACTATGATGAAATAGATAAAATGGACATACAAGAAACAACTGGATGGTCTGATGGCCAATACAATCGTTGGAAAACAATGACCGATAAAGCGCACAGCGAGGCACAAAATGGCGACACCAAACCTTGACGAAATGTCTTTAGAGCAACTTACCGAAATTTTAAATTCACAAGTAAGTGAGTTGACGAAGATTGATGCAGAAATAAAATACTTACAACAGATGGAGAATCAAATGGCTGAACAACCAACACAAACACCTGCGGCTATGGAAGCAGCAGCCCCAGCACCTATGGAAGCAGCAGCTCCAGCAATGCCACCACAACCAGCACCTCCAGCTATGGACGAGTTTGGAATGGGATTGACACCTGAAATGATACAACAGGCAACAGCTAAATTAGTTGAAGCAGGCATGTTTCAAATGGCTACCAGTGAAATGTCAAATGAATTGATTGGTGATCTTCAAGTTATTGCAGATTTGTTGTTTCCAGGTTTATACGTTTTATCTCAACCCGACCAACTTATGGAGTTTTTAAATGGTATCATCAACGGAACAATCGAACTTAGAATCCCAGCCGGAGCAGCCGGAGCAGCCGGAGCAACTGGAGCTTCTCCAGTCGGAGCAACCGGAGCCGGAGCAGTCCCTGCTGGAGCCGGAGCAGCCGGAGCTGGAGCTATCCCAGCCGGAGCCGGAGCAGCCCCAGCACCAATCCTCTGATTCTGAAACAGAAACAGAAGAAGGAACAGAACTAGAACCTATACTTGAAGAATCATCAAAAGAATTTTATTTTGATAATTTAGAAGACATTGATCTTGATAGTATACCGTCTGAAGCGCGTGTATATGTAGAGCCAATATTAAGTCACGTAGATGCCTTAAAGGACACTTTAGAAGCAGAAAGAGCGTCTTATGAAGAAGTGCGTAATCAATTTCAAGTATTAATGGATACTATTGACGAAGCTACAAAGGGTAACATTGAACCTATTGTGCAAGAATATGAAAATATACATAGTGCTTACACACAGATGTCCACAGATAATGTAGACTTAGCATACAAATTATTTAATATGGAGTATCCTGATTATGATGACCAACCAGCAGAAGTACAAAATGCTTTTGCACAGGCTCTGGTACACCCACAATTCAATGAGCGTTTCGATGGAACTAATCTGTATGAGAAAATGGTGGATGCTTACAAACTTACTCTTTATCGCAAAGGGTTGTCTGTTAAACCTGTCACCAAAAATGTTGAAAAAACAGAAGCACCTCCAGTTGCAAAACAACCTCCATCGAAAAACGTTGTTAAACAAACATTGGTATCGGGAGGCAGCATGGCTCCTAATATGCCAAGTATCAATTTGGAAGAGATGTCTTATGACGACATCCTTTCTAGAGGAGAGCATCTCCTCGATCTTTAACACTAAACAAGGACAATTAAAATGGGCTTATTAGAATTTGCCAACTTTACGGTTCCAGATGTCGTCAAAAAGAGTACACCTTCTTTTTACGCAAAGGATCCTTTGCTCGAAGCTCTTCGCTCTCGAAACAAAGTTATTCGGTCTGGTGGTACTAACGTTCGCGTTCCTCGAATCAAGAGTGGACATTCGGACATAACAGAAATTAACGGAACGTCATTAGAGATTCCATTATCAAAGAAAGAAACATTTGATTTCGCCTTTGGTGATTGGGCTAGAATGGTAAAGCCAATTATTCTACCTCATATCGACAGAGACAGAATGCAAAGCAATGCTGACAAAAAGCGTTGGGTTAATGACACAACCGCAGCTGTTATGCAATCGTTCCACAATCAAGTATCTCGTCAGATTTACGTTGGTAATGTAACAAGTCTTTCTGGACTTGGAACTTTAAATGGTGGTAAGTCAGGTTTGTCATCTAGTGGTTTCGAACGTGGTGCTTTGGAATGGCTTTCACCAGCCGCGCAGAACACAGCCGGTAACAGCTATATGAACTTAGCTCGTCGTCAAGACACAACAAACGATGAAGACAATTACTACAATCAGTTTAAAGAACACACTGGTTTTGCAAGTAGTTATCTTGAAATTGCTGAAGAGCTTAAGATTACTGCTGACAGTTATGCTGAAGATGGAGAGGGTATCTCTATTGGTGTAACTTCAATTGCAAACCACGTACTTATTGGTAAAGCTATTAGAAATGTAAGTGGAACTAATGGAAATGGTCTTATGTATCGTCCTGAAGATCTAGAAGCAGGAAAGGCTCATAAAGTTATTCACGTTGCTGGTGGTATTAAATACTTTTCAAATCGTTTTATGACTGATACCAAAATTACAGATAATGGTGGTGGTGCGCCTGGTGGGGTTACAACACCTGGATATGTTTATCTTCTTAATCCTAATGGTATTCACTACTATGTAAATGCCAATAACGATTTCCGCGTTACTAAGTTTACTGATCACACTATGCACGGAAATATGGATGCTGATGTAGCATACGTTTTCCTTGAAGTGCAACTTGCAGTACACAATCTTTTAATCCAAGCTTGTACAGCTGACTTAACAGCACCCTAGGAGAATAAAATGAGTAATGTAATTAAAGCAAGTGCAGCTTATGTTGGTACAGACCAACCAGCTGTTATTGGTAAAGTTTATGAACAGTTGTTCACTGATGCCAGTGGAAATGATTTAGTACGATATGTACGTTGTTTTAAAGCTGGGGGAACTATAACAGCTGGCCAAATGGTTGGGTGTGCTGGTACTTCTGGTGAAAAAGCAATGTATGAAGTTGGTACTTGTGTTGCTGTACCAGCTGCAAACTCAGCGCGAAATCTTGTGTATGGTATGTCTTTGTCTTCATTAACAAGCGGTCAGTACGGATTTGCAGTATGTAAAGGTGTAGTAGAAGATTTATCTTGTAATGGTTCAACCACTATTGGTGAGCAACTAGCTACACATAGTACTGCTGGTATGGTTACTGACACTGGAGCAATAGGATCTGCTGGAGAGTCCTTTCTTGTTATTGGTATCTGTCTAAGTAATTTAGATTCAACACTTACAGCTTCTACAACTAAGTGTAAAGC